AGGGCGCGGATTCGCAATGATAAAGATTTTTTTTTGAGTTTTTTTGATAAAGCATGGCGAGGCAAGGCTGGGCGCGGCGAGGCGAGGCATGGCCTGGCGAAGCGCGGCAGGGCAAGGCACGGCGAGGCGCGGCTTGACCAAGAAAGAGCATGTTTAGATGAATGATATAGCTATAAAGAAAAGATTATCAAGGGCCAAAGAAAAGGCCAGGAATGATTTGGCCAAAAACGGATATAAGATAATTCTCTCCGACAACAATATATTTTGCTTTTTGGCTGTGAGAAAAAGAGAAATAAGAATGGTGAAAGTAGTAGTCGGTGATATAACTGTAGAGGAATTAAGGATTGTCAGGGAATTCGAATCCCCAATGATTTGCACGAAAGAGATATGGTACAGGTCGTTGCATCAGAAAGACTTTGAGATAAAAGAAATTACATAAAGTATGTCAAGAGGGTAATTTACCCGCTTTTTTTATATCCCGCCTAAAAACAACGGTATAAAAAACCCACCTTCCGTAAATATCCGAAATCCAGGGGTTATAGTATTGCATAGCATGCCCAATCCACTCACGGATATATTGAGACGCAACAACATCGCCAACGAGTTTGTCGATTATGTGAAGAAGTGGATAGGGACCCCGTACACATGGGCCGGAGACGACTTCTCTTCGCTGGATTGCTCCGGATTAATGATGGAGGGGTTCAAGGGTATAGGCGAATTCGACGACGCCGAGGATTACTCCGCCAATGGACTCTACAAGTTATTCAAAGCGAGGAAATGCGTTGAACCGAAAAAGCCCTACATGGGTTGTTTGGTTTTCTGGCTTAATAAGAAAGGCAAGGCAGTCCATGTGGCCGTTATGAAGGACAATCATCTGCTTATTCATGCCGCAGGCGGTGGACAGCTCACGGAGACGATAGAGGATGCAAGAAGGAACAATGCTTATGTGAAGCAAAGATCCTTGGAAAAAGTCGCTGCCTGCAGGAAGAGGAGATACCAACAGATATACAAGATAGTGGATCCTTTTTTGATTAAAAAAAAATGACAGCCAAAGAAATAATAATTCTTATATTGGAGTTTTTGAAAATAACGAAAAAAGTCTATGCGGAACTCCAAGAACAAAAAAACAAGGGAGAATTGGAAGATGTCAGAAAAGCTTTGGAAGAGGTTGATCTCAATAAGTTGCGCGATTCTATTTTTGAGCATCGCTAGTTGCAGTTTGTTTAGGCCATCCGTGCCCCAACCCGTTTATGACGTATTGAAGCCTGGGCCGGGGGTGGACATCATTGGCTTCACGGTCGCCGGCCAGAAGATGACCATAGAGGAAGGAGAAACTGGAGAGACGCGCGAGGGCGATGTCATCGTGACCGGCGAGTTCATGGTCTGGGTCGAGATGCTCCAGCAGGAGATTGATCGCCTCCGAAAAAAAACCAGAGAGGTCTGGTAATAAAGAATGATGCTCAAAGGCGACTGCATCGAGGTTATGAAGGCGATGAAGCCGAACTCTGTGGATGCGATAGTGACAGATCCCCCTTATGGATTGCGATTTATGAATAAAGACTGGGATACCTTCAGTCCAGATTTTGTTAAAAATGAACAAATAATGGCAACAAAAGAATTTCAAAAAGCTATTGCAAGGCGAAATGATAATCCGAATTTAACGGGGAGGAAAAACTCGTCTATTCACTCTCCTGCTGCAATCGCAGGTTCGTATGATTTTAGCCCAACGGGAAACAAGGCATATCAGGAACAAATGAAGCAATGGCTCACCGAAGCCTACCGAGTGCTGAAACCTGGAGGGTCAATGCTGGTGATGGGCGGGACCCGGACCAGTCATCGTCTGGCCTGTGCGATTGAGGACTCGGGATTCATTATCAAGGACACGCTGATGTGGCTGTATGGGAGTGGGTTCCCGAAGGCACAGGATTTAGGGAAGATGATTGATAAGAGAGGTGGTCAAGATATTTCATGGTTTATTGATTACATCTTGAAGGTTTCTGAAGAGCGAGGTATTTCAAAAAAAGAATTAACCCATCTCTTTTTGAGTAAAAATGGCAAGCCAACGGGATGGCTTTATAACAAGTCGAGCCATATACAAGGATTGACTGTTGAGCAATTCAATAAAATTAAGAGCTTTTTACAACTTCCATTTAGCAACCTTGAAGAAGCGAAGAGAAAAATAACAGGGAAGTCGAATAATAAAATTCACTTGGGGAACCTTGGTCAAGCTGGTTATAAAGATAAGTTTGATATAAGCCTTGCCTCAACCGATCTCGCTAAACACTGGGATGGCTTCAAGGTGGGTGGAATCAAGCCAGCATACGAGCCGATAATCTGGGCGGTCAAGCCACCAGAAGGGAGCTATGTCGACAATGTGCTAAAGTGGGGGGTCGGTGCAGTTAATGTGGATGAGTGTAGAGTTGCAGGTATAGCAAGGAGACCAGAAACCCCAACTGTTAATTATGATGGTAGAATGTATGGCAAGGGTTTTGGAGAGCACAAAGAAGTAGAACCAGCCCATCCCAAAGGACGCTTCCCTGCCAATGTAATCTTGGATGAGGAAGCAGGTAGGATGCTGGACGAGCAGAGTGGGACACTAAAAAGTGGCAAAGATAACATACGAACAAAGGAAGGATTCTTTGTTGAGCATGGTGGGTTAGGCGGGGCTGGAGATGTTCAAGTAAGCTATGGCGACTCAGGTGGTGCTTCCCGTTTCTTCTATTGTGCCAAGGCATCGAGGGGCGAGAGGAATGCAGGGCTGGAAGGAATGGAGGAGAAGGATAAAACTGAGCACAGATTTGGCAGGTATAGATGTAAAAATTGTGGCAAATTGCAATTAGATTATAACCCCTGCAAATGTAAGAATCCTGAACTTGAGCGAATAGAAATAAATAAAAACGTCCATCCAACGGTAAAGCCCATAAAGTTATTCGAATGGCTGATCAGGCTTGTAACCCGTGAAGGCCAGGTAATCCTCGATCCGTTCATAGGCTCTGGAACGACCGCAATAGCAGCTCATAATGCGGGGCGTAAATGTGTTGGTATAGAGAAGGAGGATGAATACATAGAGATAGCTAAGAGGCGGACGGCATACTGGCGAAGTCGCCCGAGGCAATTGGAGATGAGAGGAGGATAGCGATGGAAGGGAAGATAGCTTGGCTGATAATTCTGAGCTTCGGAATGTTGATTCAAGCGCTGATTATGGCGCTGAAAATCATCCGGGAGAAAAGCGTAAAGAAGAACAACCCCTACGGCGAGCGGATGGCGACGCTGGAGGAGGCCGTGGAAAATCTTGAGAAGAGGATGGATAGGATAGAAGATAAGATTAATAAAAAATATAAATCAAAATAAATATCAATATTTAAAGAGTAAAGAGGATGTTAAAAATTTAGTGTGAAAGCGGAGGAAATAGTGCGTAGCCGATTATCCAGGAAAGGGAGTCGAATGGTTGTGGCAATTCCCCCTGGGGTACTGTGTCGCAGAATGAGTATTATGTCAACTAGGAATCAGGCTAAACTGTTTAAAATTAAGGAGTTAGGGATTTGAATATAAAGTGGGAAAATTATTTTAGTTATGCGGGAATGCATCCCAAAATGGGGTCGAAATCGAGCATAATTTCCCATTTCACAACTATTTTCAGGTGTTTTTAGACCATGGCATCCCATAAAAAGCAAGATAAAAAAACGATAAAACACGGCGCCTACATATGGCTTAGGGATAATAAAATCCATCCTTCCATCCGCGGCCATAGGAGATTGCAGAAATATTTAGACGATCTAGAGAAAGACCTGATTGATCAAGTAGGAGAATTGACATCTGCAAAAGAAATTTTAATTAAAACCATAATAGAGGCATACGGATTTATTCTTCTGGCCTCCCTATATTGCAAAAGGGAAGGGATCCTGAACCCAAAGCTTTTAGAGAAAGGGATTATATCACTCCAGCCAGTCCTGTCGACCCAGTTCATAGCATTTATGAATAGTTGCAGGCAGTCTCTAGTTGTGCTTGGCCTGGATAAGAAAAAAGCCGAGAAGGTCTTCAGCCTCGATAAGATCAAGGAAGAATACAAGGAAAAGGAATAAATGAACATTATCGAAGTCTTCGATGATCCACGACTGATAGGTGGATACATAAAAGAGCAGGACAAATCTTTCTTCAACTGGAAGGTATTTTTCAAATCGATCTATGCTATCCCCATGGATCAGAAGGAAAGGAAGGTTTATAGAAAATTCACTGAGCGTAGAAGGCCTCCCAAGCAGCCGATTGAATCCATCTATTGCGTATCAGGCAGGAAGTCGGGCAAAAGCTTGATAGCATCTTGCCTAGCCGTATACACATCTGTTTTCGCGGATTTCTGGAAGTCGCATGTGAGACCAGGGCAAAAGGTCTATTACCCTATCATTGCAACGGATAAGGTCCAAGCGAGGGAAGTTTTCCAATATTGCAACGGGATCCTCGATTCAAATCCCACATTCAGGGAGCAGGTAGCTAGGCCCCTAACATGGGAAATAGAACTGAAGAATTCGGTTGTGATAATGATAAGGACGGCGAATTTCAAAGCGATTCGTGGACCACTTTATATCGGTGCGATTCTCGATGAATTGGCTTTTATGAAGGATGAGAACTCGGTCAATCCGGCTGATGAGCTGATTAAGGGGCTTTTGCCCGGACTCATTCCTGGGGGAAAGTTAATCGGAATTTCAAGCGCCTACGCGAAGTTCGGGATTTTGTATAGCGAGTACAAGGATTATTTCGGCAAGGATGACCCGAACACTTTGATCTGGGTTTCGGACACGATGAGCATGAATCCATTTTTCAACAAGAGGAAGATCGAGAGGGCGCTGAAGAAGGATTATTCGCATGCACGGGCGGAGTATTACAGTGCATTCAGGGAGGATATCGAGTCCTATATCCCGCCAGAGCTTATTGATGAGATGACCGTGCCGGGGCGGTTCGGGGTGGCCAAGAAATACGGGACCGAGTATTTTGCATTCTTGGACCCGAGCGGCGGAAGGCAGGATTCATTCACACTCGGTATTTCCCATAAGGGGAGAAAAAGAATTGTCCTAGATGTCCTTGAGGAAAGGATTCCTCCGTTCCGGCCGAAGAATGTGGTTAAAGAATATGTGAAGATCCTGAATAGATACGGCATATCGAAAGTTTATGCGGACCATTATGCCGAAGCATGGGTGCAGGAATCCTTCGAGGATCTCGGCATAGACATCGAGTATTCTGATTTGACCGCTTCGGAACTGTATTTGAATTTTCTTCCACTGCTATCGAATGGAGCGGTGGAACTTCTCGATAACAAAAAACTGAAGGCCCAATTTGTCGGATTGGAGAGGAGAACGAGACCGGGGGGAAAGGATCTTGTGACGCATTATTCAAGGGGTCATGATGACTTGGCCAATGTCTGTGCGGGTTCAATTGTTATGGTGAATATGCAGGGAGAGGAACAGCCTAGTTGGGTCTACCATCTCGGAATGAAAGAAGAGGAAGAGACGAAAGAAGATAAAAAAAAGCGAGCGCCGAAGCCATTCGGCAGACTGCCCGAGGGGAAAAAGAAGAAAAAGCCCGAACCGAGGCCTGATGAAAGCTGGGTGATGTAGCCTGGCTTAAGGAGGCAATGATGCCAGCGATAAAAAAGAAACTAGAAGATGAATATGATGAAAGCTGGGTTACCACTGCGAGCTATATTTACACGACAAAAGGATTATTCCCGATATCGGTTCTGAAAGCTGCGGAGAGGAAAGAGGAGAAGGCGAAGAGTACGCAACTTAGGGAAGAGCAGACTTGGCTTGAGCAGAACGACCTTGTGGGGTTGCCGTTCGAGGCATCGACCCTGCTGAAGCTCAAGGATAACTGTGGCTATTTTGACGCGTGCGTAAAGCAGATAGCCAAGGATGTGGTTGGCCAGGGCTGGCGACTCGAGCTCCGCGAAGGCAAAAAAGAGAACAACCAGGAGAAGGAAAGAATAATAGAGTTTATAGAGAACTCCGGCGGCGACCGAGATGAGACATTCGAGCAGACGCTCGAGCGGGGCGTAATAGATTGGGGTTGCATCGGCTGGTGGGGCTGGGAAATCTCGCGTAGTAAAGCTGGAAAGAAGAAAGGTTTGGTCAATGGCATGTGGCACGTACCGGCACAGACTATCCGAGTGCATAAGGATTTTGACAAATATTGCCAAGTCCGAGAGGACGAAAAGGTTTGGTTTAAGCGATTCGGTGTAGAAGGAGACATAAATTTAGAGACAGGAAAGGAAAAAGGGGCAGAGGGAGAGAAACGCGCGAATGAGCTAATCTATTATCGGAACTATTATCCGCAGAGCGACTATTACGGAGCACCAAATATTCTGAGTTCGATAGGGAGTATTATGGGACTCATCGGAGTGCGCGATTATAACTTGGCCTTCTTCGAGAACTATGGCATACCGGCCGCTCTCATAATTCTCAAAGGAAAGTGGGACAAGGCAAGCGCCAAGCAGATATCAGACTTTATGGATGTCGAAATAAAAGGCACCGATAATGCGCACAAGACGATGTGCATTCATCCAGGACGTGACAGTACATTCGAATACGTAAAGCTGAGCGTCGATGTGAAAGAAGGTTCGTTCGCTGTTTATTACAAGAGTCTTCGCGATGAAGTGCTTGTTGCGTACAAGATGCCTCCTTATCGTATCGGGATAGCCGAGGAAGGCAGTCTAGGGGGTTCCACGGCCGGAGAGAGCACGAAGATCTATGTGGCAAGCGTTGTGACGCCGCTCGAGAAAGATATAGAACGGTTGGTCACCCGAAAGCTGATCTTCGAGGGGCTCAAATGCGAGGACTATATATTCGAATTGAATGAGCTCGATGTGCGTGACTTGGATGGTGAGGCGAAGCGTGACCTGATATATTTTGGCCTAGGCGCACTCACATCGAATCAGATTCTCACCAGGCTGGGCAAGAAGGTCTATCCGGAGGGCAATCAATATTTCGTCTCATCCACATACCTGCCGATCGGCGAGGACGCCATGGAGAAGAAGGCGACCGTGCTTGAGGCCGTGAAGATGGTCATAAAGGGGAAGCCGAAGTTGGCTACCCAGATAATAAAAATCGCTAAGCAGGAGGCAACAAAATGAACCAACCCGAAATTAAAGATGCGGTCGAACTGCTGAGAAGGTACAAAACGCAAAAATCGTGGACCAACGCCCAGCTCGCAACGAGCATGACGACGTTGGGCTGGACATGGACGGAGGTGTTTATAGCCGCGCTTTTCAGAGGAACGATGAAGCCTAGTGAGGAACAGTGTGAATACATCAAGCGATATCTGTTAAGCAGGTATTATGTTGAAACACTGGTATAGGAGGTATGAATGCCAATCTTAATCTGCCTTAAAGAGCCACGGATAAATATTATCGTCGACGGCAACATAAAGGACGAGAGCGAGAAGCAGTGGGACGAGATATTCCATAACCAGATTCTCATGGTCAAAAGGCAGGAAGGCCTGAATATGGTCATTCCGTTGCTTAAAGAATGCAATGTCGCATTCATGCAGGAAGTGACCCAGGAGGAGATTGATGAGCAGAGGGAATCGGCCAAGAATAAGCAAGAGGGCTCTATGATAACAAAGCCTCAGTTCGTAATCCCGCATGGAGGAAGGAAAGGAAGAGGGAATTGATACTAGACGAATCCAAAATGAATACTCTTGAACATCCTCTGAACTATCCTATGCCAGCAAGCCCTGAAGAGATACAGCTGATTGCGATAGACATCATCCTTGCGAAGGATAGAAGTACGCGGAGAGCACACCGAAACTATGTGCTGATGCACAGAAAGGCTGAACGCAAGATAGTCCCTAAAATCAAAGAGTGGCTTGAATTTACGGATAAGAAGCTCAGGGCGGGTCTTTCCAGGATGCGAGGCCAAACCCCTGCGACAATGGTAAAGAGCATAGCAGACTGGGAAAAAATCAGGCGCCATGGTGAGGAGCTTATAAAACCGGAGCTCATGGAAATCCTCACTGAAGGCGGCAACGCTGTGATGGAGCGACGCATGGTGGAGAAGCAGGCGCGCTTCGACCCGATTGGCATCGAGGCTGTAAATTGGGTGAACACACACGGAGCAGAACTTGTCGTGGAGATAACCGCAGAAACGATGCAAGGAATAAGAGACGTCATCACCACCGGAATCCAAGCAGGGAAGTCGATGCCAGCCATAGCCAGGGAATTACGACCGATTGTTGGATTGAATAGCCGGCAGGTTGGAGCGGTTAGTAATTTTCACACAAAGCTTATAGCAGAGGGTGTAGTCGCAAAAGAAGCAGCTAAAAAAGCAGAGCGATATGCAGGTCGGCTTCACCGTCGCAGAACCATGACCATAGCTCGGACAGAATCGGCATACGCTTTGACCGAGGGGCAGAGACAAGGCTATGGCCAAATGGGAGTAAAGAATCTGGAGCGCGTAGAGGATCCCGACGCACCGGACGATGATTGCCAAATGAACAATGGCCGTATCTATTCACTGGCTGCAGCCTCTGGTGTATTGCCGGCGCATCCGAATTGCGAGGGAACATGGGTGATGAGTGGGAAGATAAAACCTCCAAGCTCTTATGCGAATGAGCTTTCAAGCCATGCCAAAAAATATGAGCCTGGCATAACACGTAGTATGAAAGGAATTACATCCGACACTGGGGCTTCCCTCAATAAACTTGAATTCAGACTAAAGACAGCAGGCTCGATGGAAAGAAAGATGGCTAAGCTAGCCCAAAAACATCCATCCATGTCAATGGAGCAAATAGCAAAAGGGATACAAGATACGGTCCGGTATACAGTCGTGGCGCCTACGAAAAATTTTGCTTCCATCGTAAATCAAATAGATCTCCAATTATCAAGGCAGGGCTACAAACTGAAAAAGGTCACTAATTATTACGGGAAAAAGGGTCCCTACCAGGGCATCAATGCAAAGTATTATGACCCCAGAAGTAAACTGACTTTTGAAGTCCAATATCATACCAAGCAGGGAGTATCGATCGTTGAAAAAAATCATCTGATATATGAAAAAGCACGAGTCTCTACGAATCCTGAAATAGTAGAAGCGTTGAATGCTCAAATGATTAAAAACTGGGATAACTTTGTGATGCCCCAGGGTGCAGAGAATTTATTTATTCAGCGGGCTAATTTTTATAAAAATGTAACAGCTGCGGAAATAGAAATTATTCAAACGTGGTCAGATGATAGCTATTTAATGATCCGAAAGTATTTGAATGCAGGGGAGATTGAAAGAGAGAACATGGTGCATCAGTTTGGAATCCAGATAAAAAAAGATGCAGAAATAATGGAAAAATTATTCCTCACCTATGTTGATGGCGCAACAGAAATGACTTTGTATCGGGGGCTTTATGGTGTCGCAGATGATACTTATTCTGCATTCAAGAAATATAAAGCAGGGGAGATTGCCCAGATTGATACGGTTATTTCAAGTTGGACAACAAATAAGTCGACCATGAAAATATTTTCAGAAGCAGAAGGTAATAACATAAGATTTTATTTGAAAAAAGGTCGGACGCACACGCAAGAGTTGGATATCTCCAGCTTTTCGATGCAGGCCCAAGAGGGTGAAGTTATTGTAAATTCTCATAGATTTAAAATAACACGCATTGAAGAAGAGACGCTTAAACCTTGGACCGAGGGAGGAAAACCCAGAAAGGTTCTTAACGTATATTTGGAGGAGATAGGCCCATGAGAGAAAAAGACAAAGAGAAGCTGGCAAGAAAATTGAGCAGGACAAAGGATTGGAAGGGTGCCTCAATAGAACAACGAAAGAAAGAAGAGAGGGAGAAGAAAAAACCCAAAAGATAAAGGCAGAATTGCGATAAAAAATATGATAAAATAAACTAAGAGATGAGCATAAAATATTACATCTACACGATTGAAGAGGTCGAAGGCTCGTTAATGCGAGTTGACCTAGAAGCAAGCCCGATAATCCTAGAAAGATGGGACGGCAAGAAATGGGTGTTTGATCCTGAAACGATCGCTGTGACCGGACTCGCCAGCGATGCGGACAACTATAAGGAAATAACAAAACAGGAAGCAGAAAAATATAAAAAAAAGGGTCGCCTGAAATAGGCGACCCCTCTTCAGGTGGGAAAGCTACTTCTTAGATTTTTTCCTTTCCAAAAATTCCACAATAGCTTGCCTAGCGATAGACGCTGCTGATCTACCGCCTTCTTCTTTTGCACATTCGTTGATTTCTTTGTAGAGTTTAGCGTCGAGCCTGACGTAAAGGATTTCAGATTTTTTCATTTTATTTCTCCTTCGTTAAAGCGAAAAGCAAGAATCACACAACCATCGATATCGTTTTTCACGAAACCGTGTGTAGTATGCTGAGCCTTTCAGTGTATCAAAGAATTGTTTGCATTTGCTACACTTGAATTTCTCTTCGCCGTTGACCTTATGAATTTTCGGGCCAATCATTATATCCTCCGACTTTTTAATACGACCTTTGCTGCTTCGAGCCGTTCCTCATCTTCTGGAGTGTTGAGCCGTGGGAGCATCTTCAATGCCCTCACCATGTTTCTCAATGCCCAAGTCCCCTGATTACCGACGATCCTCTTTGCTTTTTCAAGAGTCATTTTAGCCTCCTTTATTGTTTTCTGAAATCGGTCTCTGAAAGCTTCCGGTTGACCAACTGACTTCCTGACCAATAACGTGCGTTGCTTGCATCATCAACATTCTTGTCATCTTCATTGGAGATATAAGCAGAGTTGAATGAAGTGTATGAAACTTTGAGCTTGATGGCCCACTCTTTCTCAACTTCTGCGACAGCTTGAAGATAAGCCTCGTTCGAATAAGATCGATTAGTCATTACATACTTTGCTCCACCGAAAACATCTGGCCAGACGTTGCTGTTGCTGTACTCGTAAATGTCTTCCATCCCGTTGAAATCGCCTTGTTGATACTTGCCGGATATCTTCTCAACTACTTCAGTCGTCGGGCCGTCAGTCCAGTTGATGTCGATTGAATCGCCACCAGAATAAGAACGAGATCGAACAGAGAATTTGGTTTCTGGGAAAGCGTCTTTCAATTCTCGTCTCAAGTTCTTGCCACCCTTAGTGAGCGAGTCGTACTTTTCAGGATCTACTGGAGTTAGCTCTGGGTGAGCAGCGAGAAAAGCTTTGCGACACTCTTCTTTCGCTTGAGCTTCTTCTTTGTCACTCATCTCTTTTCGTCTGCTTTCGAGTTCAGCATATGCCAGAGCGTGTTGTATCTCTTCTTCGTTGGCCAGATCGCCGTCACTGATGCTCCACTGAACGCCTCGAACGATTGACTCGGGGATGCCTCGACTGATCGTGCCTTTTGCGAACACAACGTCGATAGTAGCTGAGCCACCCGTTACTACGCAACCTCCGCCCAGACTACGAATACTTTCTGGACTTTGATCGCCCCTTATCTTGAAGATGATGCCATCACGTCCGCCGTAGAGGGCGCCGTAAACACGCATGCCGACTTCAAGATTTCCTTGAAACTTGTTTCCTTGAATCATGATGCCTCCTTTGAGAGGGGAAGACCCCGAACCAATCAAGTGGCCGTCTTTCTTTCTCATGCCATCACCATCCTGTCGAAAAATCCTTGGTCGCTCAGAAACGTTCTCATAATCGAGAACCAAAAAGAACGGAGGGGCGACCACCGTCGTTGTCTTCTCTTTCTTTCCTCTCTCATTGCATACTTATTGTCTCATATTTGATTGCGCTTGTCAAGTAAAATCTGCATAAATCTGCACAAATAATGCAATAAATACCGATATTTATCGCTTTTTTCGAAAATCTTTGCTTTACAAAGACTTTGAGATAAAAGAAATTATATAAATAGTTTGTCAAGAGGGTAATTTGCCCGCTTTTTTTGTATCCCGCCTATAAACAACGGTATAAAAAAACCGCCTTCCGTAAATATCCGAAATCCAGGGGGTTATAGTATTGCATAGCATGCCCAATCCACTCACGGATATATTGAAGCACAATAACATCGCCAAGGAGGAAAAAAGAATGAAAATCATGAGGGAATTATTCATTAGCGTTTTTATATTTACCCTAATTATGGGCGGCTATTTTCACCTAATTGCTTTGGGGCAGGAGCAACCGAAGCCACCAGCCGACGCGAAGAAGGTAAAGACGTGGAAGTTGCCGGAGTACATGCAAGAGAACTTGCAGTGGATGCTGAACGATTTCAATAAAAAATTTGACGAGAAAGTGGAAGCCTATAAAAAAGAACTTAAGACCCGCTTCGAGGAGTTCAAGGATATGCCTGAAGACGTAGTGCTGAATCTCGAGGGGGGCATTTTTATAGAGCGCTCCGACTTCCTCAAGTTGCAAGAACAGTTACGGCGGAAGATGTTGGAGGAGCAGATCAAAAAGGAGGTAAAGGAAAATGACAAAACGATTAATTAGCTTTCTCATCGCGCTGTGCCTACTCATAGCAATACCGCTTTCGGCGCGTTACAAATACAATCCGTTCACCCGGAAGCTGGACTATTACGAACCCGTCTCCGGTTCGGATTTAGGGGATTTGGGAGATGTTACACTTACGGGCTTGGCTACTGGGAACGTACTATATTATAACGGCACGGCATGGGTGAACCTGGCCACGGGGGCCAATACAAACGTGCTTACGCTTGCCGCCGGCATACCAAGCTGGGCAGCTCCAGGAGCACCGGCTGCACACGCTGCATCGCACGAGGTAGGAGGTGGGGATCTGGTCGACCATGACCAGCTTACGAACTGGGTGGCCAACAAGCACATAAACTGGACGGCTGCGGCGGACAATTTTTCGACGTCGGAAGATTTCACCTTGGCTTGGACTGAGGCTGCGGACCACGTATCAATAACGCAAACGGCTGTGGCTGGCGTCGCTACCGTACCACTGATAAATATTGATGATGACCGAACAGGAGTGACCGCAGATACCGTGGGCGAAGCCACTATCGTAATGAATGCTGCCGGCACTTATGCTTTTTACATCCAAACCGGACAGGCTTATTTCGCCGCCGACACTACACAGGTTGAAGATGTGTTTATAGAATGGGCAGACGCCGCTGACCATATGGTTATTCATCAAGGTAGCGAGAGTGGAATAGAAAACCAACCTCTGATTTTCATTGATGATGATAGAACAGGAGCATTTGCGAACGCAGTAGGCGAAGCCACCATAGTTATGAATGCGGCGGGGACATATGCTTTTTATGTCCAAACCGGAGAGGTTTATTTTGACCAGAGAGCTACTTTCACCGATGAGGTGAGCATGGCTTGGGCGGAAGCATCTGATTATCTGAACATTTACCAAGCTTCAGCAACTCAGACTGAGGACGTGGCACTTGTGGCAATAACATCAGAAGCAGAAGGGGCGACGGTAGATGAACCCAGCGAAGCACTCCTCGTATTAAACACAGAGCAGGCCATTTCTTGGGCACTTTACGCACAGTCCGGCATAGTGGAATATGCCGACAATGTGTACTGGAATTGGGCGGGAGCAACTGACCGTGCGATTATAACTCAGACGGCAGTGGCAGGCACAGAAGGTCAACCACTTATTTTTATTGACGATGCCCGCACGGGGGCTACTGCAAGCTCAAAAGAAGAAGCTACGATAAGAATAGATGCCGAGGGCTCCCATGCCCTATATATCGAAGATGGCTATGTTTATTTTGCAGCGGCAGCCGTCTTCGAAAGTGCGAGTGATGTTATAACGACCAATAAATTTTGGGCGAAAGATAATGCCTGGATAGCTTGGGGGACTGCAATAGATTGGCAGACAAATTGGGACGAGAATGCTGGCGGAGATGATTTGCTGGTTCATGTTTTCATGGGTTCAGGTACTACGGCACTTTGGTATAGCCTACTTAATCCTAGCGGAATGACAGACCACAATAGTTATTTGAGTCCCACGTTTGTTTTAACCAATGATGAGGGAGCGGATACTAATGATTATTCAGGCGTGGTTATAGGAGAGAGGGCACAAGCCAATGTAAAGATAGCTCACTACTTTGATTTCTATGCAATGACGGGAGCATCGGATGGGTCGGTAGATGTGGGTGATGAATTAGCAGCAATATTCAGATTCGGAGCGAGTGGTTCGGCGACTCCTGATTTTGCCACAACTCCAGGGGATGTTCTTTTTGAGGGCAGTGTAGAAGTAGATGGTGCTCTTTGGGTTGCTGACAATCCTATTAGAGAGAATTTATTATCTAATTCAGGTTTTGGAGTCTGGTCTCAATCTGATACAAATAAAGGGATTGCAACTATTACTTATGACGCAGGATCGGCAGGTGGTGGTTCAGCTCCTAGCGTAGGCGATGCCGCTGTTGGGGGAACGAGTGGAGCGGTAGCCAAAGTCATATCTTATACAATAGGCTCGGGAGCATTTGCTACGAACGATGCCACAGGAGTCGTAACAGTTGGAGCGGTGTCAAGCGATTTCGCCTTTGTAAACAATGAAACGATAACTTTCGGAGGAGTGGAAACAGCCTCAATAAATATGTCGGATGGCGCAGTTCAAGTTGGTAAGCTTCGGAATGGAGGATTCGCAACTGATACAGACCCTCCTCCTGGATGGGATGCTATTAATTCAACTTTGACAACGGAGGCAGGAGGCGAGGTTGGGAATTGTTTGCAAATAGATCGAACAGGAGGGGCTTGGCAAAGTGCAGATCAGCAAATGGCGGGGTTAGTTGTAGGAAAAATATACAAGGCTTCAGCTTATGTAAAAAGCGGAACATCGGGAGATGAAGATTTTCGTTTAGGAATTGTAACGGCAGACAAAGTTGCGAGTATTGCCAAGAAGGACGGAGTATCAAGCGGAGCTTGGGTTCTCTATTCAGTATCATTTGAAGCTACAGAAACAAATCATTGGTTGGTGGTTTATAAACAGACAGCCACAGCAGGGACTATGCTCTTTGATGAAGTCACTAGCTACGAAATCACTCCAGGAGCCACAGCTGCGGATATCCTAGCTTGTGATATGTGGGAAAAAAATACTGTTGGTCATATTTATCGTGAGCATGATGGTACGAATACAAAAGATGGAAGTTTCTATAGCGCTAAGATGGTTCCAAATGCAGGAGGTTTTTACCTTCTATTTCCTAAAACTTATTACAGTAATGAATATCACTTAAAACATTTTGCAGGGCGGACCGTAACTTTTGGAGTATGGGTAAAAACCTTAGCAGCCAGCCATGCATATTTGAGAGCTTATGATGGAGTAACCACGACAAATGGGGACTATCATACAGGAGGAGGAGCCTTTGAATGGTTAGAAATAACTAAAGTGATTGCCTCTGCCGCTTCAAATGTTCATTTTCAAGTTCGAACAGACCTGGCAGGGAATGTCGATGGCACTACAATTGTTTATGTTAACCAGCCAATGCTCGTATACGGCTCAGCTATAGGCGAGGGAAATTACCAGAAGAAGTCGCAGGAGTTTATCTGGCTTGAGAAGAAGATCCAAAGCAATGCCTATGACGGACTTTTAGCCCAAAGCGACTTGGCTTATACAGATTTGAATCTGGAAGCTGATTCAGACGCTATGTTGCCAAAGGGAATAAGAGTGATTGCCATTCATACTGAGATTGATGATTCGGCTTCTGGAGGAGGGACTGATGTTCATCTAGAATTGAGGAAGAATGCGACGGCTGGTACTTTTTATTGTAATAGTGTGGCAGGAAAACCGAATAATGTACATAGTCATCAAATGGGACTACAGCCATGTGATGTTAATGGCGACATAGATATTCATCTTGACGCTTCAGGCGGCAGTACTTTGGATATAGACGAATTAGAATATCATGGAGTGCAAATAAATTAAATCCTTAAAGGAGGCAAGGATGCCAGAATCAAAACCTAACAACGAGAAAAAGCGATGGGGTCGCAGGGCAAACTTTGGCTGGGCTAGTTTAGCACTTATCACTCTCGCATTTTATGTGTCTATGATCATATTTGTGTTGGTGAAATTTGCCCCAGAAATGGGCTTAAAGTGGTGGCTATTATATGCGGCATTCACATTCGCAATCTGCGGATTGACGAGTGGCTTGTTGACCGTAACCGATGTCAAAAGCTTACTGCCGTTTGTGAAAAAATAATTTAGGAGGATGACATGTCTTGGTACTATCAAAGCACAGACCAGTATTCTCAAAGGATTGCATACAAAGCCGGGACGGATTTTGAAGAATATATCGGTGAGACGCATCCTAAGGATCAGCACAGGACGGCGGTCGCGATCTGGCGGATAAAGAAGATAGCCTATGACGGAACCAACCGGATAGTCTCAATCCTTTGGGCGGATCGTTCCGAAAAATTTAATTTTGTGTGGAATCTGCGGGCGACCTATAACTACACATGATGAAGGAAGTTTATTGGCTAAACGAACTCTGGCAAGAGCTAAAGAAAGGAGAGAAGTCGCTATGCCTGGAAGCATGATTTTAAAAGCATTCTTACTGTCAGTCATAACTGCTTCGATATCTTTCTTCATTGCCCATTCGCAACTATTAGAGGATTTGAGAGAATGGATTCAGGAACGTTCAAAATTTTTTGGCGATCTTTTCACCTGTTGTTATTGCCTATCGCATTGGGTGGCGGTCATCATGGTGATTATATTCTCGGTCAGACTGTTCGATTGTGGCTGGGTCGGAATGGACATCGTTCTCACCATCCTGGCGGTAGCTTGGTTCGCTGGCCTGCAGAGCATGGCGATGAGCCGGCTGTGGGGAGACTGATATGTGTTGCGGAAGATTGAGAAGGCTGACGCGCGAGAAGTTCCGGCCTCCGCGCAAGCCCGAGGGCAAAAAAAACAACCCTTCTCGTAAGAAGAATAATGGCACACGGAAATAAACCGTGTCCCGATTGCGGCAAGCCGATGAAGCTGATAAAGAAGGGATGCTGCGGGCGTAAAGCCCTTTGGCAATGCATGAGCAGCGAATGCAGGAATAAAAAGGTTCATGTGAATAAATAAAAAACATTCGGAGGTTATTGAAATGAGAATAGAAAACATAACAGACAAACAGCTTAAGGATCTGTTAGATGAGGAGCTAAGTCATCTGAGGAGCCGATGTCTCAATATCTTTGACCGCTACTTCGCAAGCTCCGATGTGCAGAAGGCCGTCGGCATGGATCGCCGGTGGTTCCTGACGAAGTATCTCCTGCTACGGAGCGAGATGGAGAACCGAGGCATAAAGCTCTTCCGTGAGCGACCGTTGGACAAGGAGGTACACAATCGCATCTTCAAAACATCGTTCTGGAAACTCGATGTCCCAGCACTGGGCGATATGGTGGCGATACCGAATTATGTGAGCGTATGTGGCGAATTCATCAAATCCCCGGTGATGGCCGAGAAGATAGATGTCATCATTCGGACTGCGAAAGAGTACCGCAATGAGGTTTTTGAGGCGAAAATAGGCGAGCTTGTAAAAGAACAGACGAACAAGGAACCGAACTTCATATATGAACCAAAAGGGCCAGACAAATCATACATACCGCTGTTCGATCTAGTGCTGAAATCGCATGAGGAGACGCGGAAGGTGAAGAAGATTAAGAAAGTGGTAGTTGTGGAGAAAGGGGCCATAGCGTTTAAAGATTTGGGCATGGCTGAGGAGGCAACGGTATGGGCAGGTGCTAAAGAGACCGTGAAGGCTGAGGTGGACGATTTGAAGCAGATTTATGCTTGGTATGACTCATCAAAGCCCGATATAAAGAGTAGCTACAAACTGTCGCATCATAGGATGTCGGATAAGAAAGCCGTATGGCGAGCTGTGAGCGCAGCCATGGGCGCACTCCTCGGAGCAAGGGGCGGAGTTGATATACCAGATGCGGACAGGAAGGGAGTCTATAACCACTTAGTGGGACATTATAGGCAATTCGATAAAGAAGTACCCGAGCTGAAAAAATACGATGCAGAGGAATTGGAGAAAGCCTTTCCCATAGAGAAGCCGGAGGAGAACAATATGATACGCATCCCTGTGGGTCCCGATTGCGAGGTGACGGCCACGCTAACCATAGAAAAAGGGCAAGGCATATCTGCGCTTTACTGTGGGAAGATAAAGAAGATACGCACCTATCTGTTTGACAAGCGAGTAAAGGCCTGGACGATGGTCTCTTCGAAGGCATGGGTGAAAGAGCATAAAGAAAAGGCGACCTATAATGTAGAAGAAAACGTTAGAAAGGGCAGTATAAGCAAACCGCAGAAATGTCATTGGTGTGAAAAGGCGGCTACGAAAGCTTATATATGGGCCGATGGTCGAGCATATATTCCGACATGTAGTGAGCATACGGAAAAGACGAAAAAGCAAATTGTGGTAATGAATAAGGATGAGGTTGTGGCCGTGAGGAATATCCCTCTGAAGACGGAGAAAGGCACGATATTCAAGATAATCAAAGTTGATAAGGCAAAAAGACTTGCAGGAGGAATTGTATATGAGCCGGATACTGAAGATACACAGGGAGATCTTGCCACAACAGAAGAAATTGAAAAAATGATGCACGGATTCATGAAGCGCTATGCCACAGACACCAAGAGAATCAAGATAAATCACAAGGGCAAACGGTATTTCTTCCCGATTATAGAAGCATTTATCCCCGAAACAGACATCGTTAAAGGTAGCGAAACCATACCAGCTGGAGCTTTTTGGCTTATGATTCACATATCAAATGATAAGATATGGAAAATGGTTGAAAATAAAGAACTTGAAGGATTTTCCATGGGTGGCCGGAGCAAAGCTAAGCCTTGAATTCTTGCGAAAAAAATGAATGCTTAGTGATATGGGAAAATGAAGTTTATAATAATAAAGAGCAAATCATAGAGCGAGTAAATAAATTTATTTCTTCTTGACATTTATTGAATCTTTATTTATTTTCTAATATAGAAGCTTTGAAGCCTAAAACCTAAGACAAGGTATTTGAGCTTGGCATCTTAGGGCTAGCAAAGGCTTTTGCTAGTCTTGGGATGCCTTTTTTTTTGCACAAAAGGGGACAAGACCAAAAATTCACATAGCGGAGGTTTACTGTGCCAAGAAAACTATTTGATATCGAAATCAACGAGATTACGCTTTGTAAATCTCCTGCCAACAGAAAGAAGTTTTTCATCAAAAAAATGGAGGAAAAAAACATGACATTTATTGATAAGTTGAAAAAGTTTTTAGCCGAAGCAGACGAGGATGTCGAAAGCACACTCACGAAAGAACAGGTCGAGAGAATTGAGAAACTCGACGACAAAGTCCAGAAAGAGATAGAAGCGAAGCTGGATATCGTGAGCCAGTATGAAGACATCCCAGATGATTTAGAAGATTCCATCCAGTTTTTTGTCAAGAAGGTCTCTTACGACTATCCCGTAGTTGAGGAGGAGATCGACAAGGCTGGAGCAAAGCTCTCCAAAACCACTCAAGCACAGATCGCTACGGCACTCGGACACATCAAAGACGGGCCAAGAGCCATTGATATTCTCAAGACCTTGCTTGGCCTAAAAGTCAAGAAGGAAGAAGAGGAGGAGGAGAAGACAGATGGCGAAGAGAAAATAAGCCCCGAGATTCAGGCCAAGCTAGAGAAGCTGGCTGAATTGGAGAAGGCCGAGAAGGAGAGGCTGGAGAAAGAGTCGGAGAAGAAGCAGAAGGAGGATATTCAGAAGATGATTGACGAGCGACTTGAGCAACTGGAGCTGAAGGAGAAACCTACAAAAAAGAGCATCGACGGCCAGGAAGACGAATAAAGGCGCGGACGATGAAGAAGAAGACGACTTTCCATCAATCCCCTTGCTGGTGAAAAACTAGGAGGGGGTTTTTGAAATTTCAAACCGGAGGAAAATATGAAAGATTCAAAATCGTTGCTTAGACAAAAGAAGCTCGAAAAGTACAATCTCATCGCCCTGCCGACTATCGATCTCACCCCTGAGGAGGCCGACAAATTCATCGACTGCATCTACGACCAGAGCATAATGAAGAACTATGCGCGACTCGAGAAGATGTCCAAGCCCACAAAATACATCCGTCACATCGGATTCGGAGAAGGCAAATTCCTCTATCCCGGCAATTATTTCGATGAGAGCAAGTACAAGAAGCAGTGGACTCATAACCGCATAACCCTCACAGCGCAGAAGATACGTGGCTGCGTGGCCATATTCGATGACGATATAGAAGAGAATATTGAAGGTCCAGCCTTCAAGACCCATCTCGTGCAGATCATAACCAAGCAGATAGCCAACGAACTAGAGTTTGCCTACTGGATGGGCGACACGCAAGGTTATCAAGGAAATGGAGGCGGCACTGCCTGGTGCCCCGATGACATCGAAAGCCTATGGGACGGCTGGCGCTACATAATCACCCATAGTCAGAGTGGCCAAACTTATTACAACGATGTGTGCGGCGCTGCGAATATCAAGGAAGCATGCGACACCTCATCCGCTGCCGAATGGGAGATACCCGGCATGATAGCCGAGCAAAACACTTCCCAGCCGTATAATTGGGAATTCAAGTACGAGCAGATGATAAAAAACATGCCGGCCGCGTACAAAGCCGCATTTGGCCTGCAAAACATGACGTTCCTGAACAGCGATCTCGTAACGATGGATTATATATCTGCTCTCAGCGCAAGGGCAACGGCGTTGGGCGATGCCGTTTTTACGGGCAAGGTTACCCCGCAGTACGGCCGCGTGCCTATCGTTGATGTCCCGCTCATGCCGAGCAACCTCGGTGCAGATGGCCTGACACCTGATAACTACGGAATATTAGGAACGGGAAGCTATACAGACGTATTGCTCACTTTCAAGAACAACCTCATCATTGGCATACAGAAAGAGATAAAGATGGAACCGCAACGTAGTGCGGCCGACGAATGCACCTATTATTTCTACACCATGAAAGTTGCACTAGCCATTGAGAACGTCAATGCCATCGTGTTCACCAAGTGCCTCACCCATCAGTGTTGAAGATGCGTTGCATAGTGACCAATTACGGCTATGGCCGTATGACATTCCCCACCCGCATAGGCAATCTCTTCATCAACAGGCTTATGCCTTATGAAGTTTGCGACGAAGGCGTGCTGGAGGATCTCAAGAGGTTTGAGCAATCGGACCATCTAGGATTTGAGATCATAAAGTCCAGCCGACCGGAGGCTCCGGAGTCGTTGCCACAGACCATCAACTACAGCGACTACCGCATAAATGAGCTGCGTGCAATTGTCGCGGGCAGGGGAGTGGAAGGCGCCTTCTTCATGAAGAAGGTCGACCTAATCAAAAAATTGGAGGAAAAAAATGGGACAAGCTTATGACAAATACCCAAAGACTAACGTAGGCGCGCATCAGCCCGAGCAAATCTGGCGCGAATTCGAAATGTTCAACATCCACATCAATTCTCACAAGCAACGCTGGCTGAAAGATGCCATCGATATTATCGACTGCCACAGGTTCAAAGATGACTTCTGCCATCAACCAGACACCACTTACGACTGGTACTTGAGCCAGAGCCCGACGGGATCAGGCGTTTCAACGCCCGACTGCACCGATATGGTGAACGGCGTCTTAGATTTGGTCACCGAAGGCGACAACGACGATAACGGCGAGCTCACACAGATGTGCGAATGCTGGAAGTTGGTCAATTGTTACCCCCTTTACGGGGAAATTCGGTTCTACCTTGCTGATGTTACACAGTGTGATTTTTGGTTCGGCTATGTTCAAGGACATACTTGGTTCGGCGTAGCTCCGAATGACTATGCCGTCTTTAAAAAGGATGACGGCAATGCACTGCTCGATTTTGCCACTCGCGTGGGTGGTGCTGTGGCCACGGAAACGAGTGCGATAGCGACTTTGGTCGACGACACTTGGTATAGGCTCGGCATCCACTGGGATGGAGACGCAACGATTAGGTACTTTCTCATCACTGACGGAAACTTCCCGCAGACCATCGCTGCAACTGGCTCGCATACAACCAATATCCCGACCACGGAACTGGCCTTCGGATTCGGAATCCAGGCTGGCGAAGCCGCTGTGAAGCATCTGTATGTCGACTATGTGAAGAGTGCACAGAAAAGAGTAATCGAATAATTAATTCCCGAGGTGAGCAATGGAATTTATCTCAGGGGATGTCTGTGGAGACTATCTATGTGCAGGTCATATTGACAACTGGCCTTCTGGGATAAGCACTGAAGAGCAACAGGAGATAATAGACAAGGTCGAGCAGATAATCGATAAGGTCACAGAGACCAAATGGGGCGGTGAGGCATTCGATATTAAACTCAACGGGAATGAAAAGAACCGCCTTTTCCTGCCGCTTGAGACGGATATCCTGACCGTGACGAATATCTATATCTCGTGCGTTGAACTCGATTCATCCTGGTACACATGGGATGTCAACAGCATCTATCTTGATCCCTGCATCGGCGATAGTATGTGGGGGACGAATGCCATACGGGACGGCGATTTTTTCAACTGGAAAGTCGCTGCGCCGACGACTGATCTTTATTATTGGGTAGAAACGACCGCTGGCACATCGACAATCAATCGGGACACGATTCAAGTGCAGGTCGGAAACTACTGCGTGAAGATGGACATTGATGCACTGAATAGCCAAGCAGGAATAGAGCAGGACTTATCGCTTCGAAGAAACAGGAGTTATAGACTGGCATTCAAATACCTGAATTCCGTAGCGGCAAAGACAGCTGAGTTCATGTTGTGGAACAGCGTCCTGAACGTATCCCTGAAAGCCGATGGGACTTGGACACCTGGCCAGGTTTATGTTCAGCTTTCAAACGTATTGGCATGGACTGATTATTCGCTCGACTTCACAAGCCATCCAGACTTTGCAAATTACAAACTTTATTTGGGGAATTGGGCAGCTCTTTCATCTTCGATTTACTTTGACAACGTGGGAATCCTGACTGCTGGAATAGGGGCCATAGCTGCTGATATCACAGAAGGGCTTTTCCCCCGAGGTTATAACAATATCCAGGTCATAGGCACGATGGGTGAGAGTGTAGCGGTGCCGGAGGCGATAAAGCAGGCAGCGGTCATCCTGGCCAAATGGGAGAACGATCCGACACTCTACACCTACACCGGCCTTAAGAAGAGCGAGAAAATAGGCGACTACTCATACACGAATCTGGCAACATCTGAAGCCGATGTGCTGACAGGCATAGGGGAGGCGGATTTCTATCTCAGATTGTACGTGAAAAGAAAACCTGTGCTCATGGCCCCGTGAAGAAGGATTGCGAGCTCTGCGAACTGAAGCCACTGACGAAATGGTACTGGAAGTCCGAAGCCTCGGTTATTTGCGACTGCCTGAGTTGCGGGACACCCATGGTGGTGTTTCGTGAGCATGGAGAGAAAGCACGACCGCTTTATGAGTACGGTGCAGAGCAAGTGTGCCAGTGGCTCTTTGGAAAGAGATTCCGTGGGTTTCGAAAGAAGATGCGGACGATAAAAGACCACTGCCACTGGCATCTTCTATTGGAGGATGAATGAAGATAGACGATTCTCAAGTAAAGGGAAGAGAAAAATTCCCGTTCGGCTCGGAACAACTGACAAACCGTTTCATTCATGAAGTGTTGCCTGATAGGAGCTGGAAGGGCAAATCGTGCTTCATTGCTGGCGGTGGGCCGAGCCTTGAGGACTTCAATTGGAGTCTGCTCCGGGGTCATCGTGTTATAGGCGTAAATCGGGTTTATGAAAAGTTTGACCCTACAATAATCTTCTCTATGGATACGCGGTTCCTCCGCTGGATAATCAATGGAAAATATGGACCGGAAGCTGCTGAGAAATTTGCCGCTTCCAATGCATACAAGGTCTGGCTCTGTACATATAACTGTACACTGCCAGAAAAGATTTTTATCCTCCGCGTGTGGAGAAGCTACTCACAGGGATTCCGTGCCTTTCCTGCCACGATGAACGAAGGAATCGGACACGGCAATAACTCTGGGTATGGCGCATTGAACCTGGCTGCATGCCTGGGAGCAAGCCCCATATACCTGCTTGGATTCGATATGAAATACGCAGGCGAAAAGACACACTGGCACGAAGGCCATCCTGTTCCCCACAGACCCAACACGGTCCAGAGATTCAAGCAATACTTCAGAATGCCGGCGATCAAGACAAAAAAGATGGGCATAGAGGTTATCAATCTCAATCCAGCCAGTGCTTTACCATGTTTTCCGAAAAAATCTTTCTCGGAGATTTTACATTGATTGCGCAGGGCAAAGTTTGGGGGTTAACGACCGAAATCTATCGTACTGCGACTTTCTCGGCTTATCATCTGTCCATCAATAAATTCGGCTACTGCTCGAAACATAAGCACAATCGGAAATATAATCTCTTTTATGTAGTATCGGGCAAATTGAAAATCATCATTTGGAGAGATGGGCTTCCCGATATTACTATAATCGGCCCTGGACAAATCTCAGGAGTTCCTCCCGATTTCTTCCATCAATTCGAAGGCCTGGAGAACACCGAGTGTATCGAGATTTATTATGTGTTTCTTGAGGATCCAGATATCGAGAGAGAAAACCAAGGAGGGATAAGGAAGTGAAAGTGGCGATATTCGCCAGCACCCCCCTGGCAGCTGCGCCCTGGGAACTCTATAAGGCGCTCAAAAAATATACCTTCATCGATGTGAACCTCATAAACGGACGGGCAGCCTACTGGGATGGTCGGACTTTTCCTTACCATCTCCTTCTCAACGATGGCAATGGTGTTGCCGTAAAAGTCCTGAAAACAAGCGAGTTATGGCACATACACAACTACCTCGTCCCGGCCCTTAAAAATTTGAGGGACAAAAAGAAGGTGATTGCCCAATTTCATTCTCTCCCCAGAATCGGCAACTGGAAGGCATTGATGAATTTTGCCGACCGCTGTTACACGATAAAGCAACCGCTTCAAGAGAGAGAATATAAGCTCAAAGGCTTGCCGAATATTATTGACCCCGATGAGTACAGGCCCATGCGTCGCAAGCCTTCGATAAAGATAGCATTCGCGCCATCGAACAAGACGCCAATCGGAAACCCGGCCAGCAAAGGCTATTATGAAGTGAAGGTGATACTCAAGAACGTGGCCAAGAAAAGGGCCGTGGAGATAGTATGGATTGAAGGAAGGCCGTATACGACTAACCTTCGCCTCAAACAGCAGTCGCACATCCTTATTGACGATGTGGTCACAGGCAATTGGCATCGTACGAGTCTAGAGGGTGCGTGTTTCGGCTGTGCCATTTTCAATAAAGTGATGAAAGTGCCCTTTGTTTATGCATCGCTCGCGACTCTGGAAGAGCGACTTCTGTGGCTTATAGACAATCCTCCTATTCTTAAAGATTTTCAAGAACGTTCACGGCTTTATGCTTTACAGCATTGTCATGCCATGGACCAAATAAAAAAATACGTTCGAGAATATAAAAGGACTTTAAATGTCTAATGCTTGTCTTTCCGAAAAAATACGGAGATAAAAAAAATAAAAATGCATATTGACATATTAATCCCGACCTGGAACCGGCCAGAATTACTCCGAGCATGCGTCAAGTCGATTGAGCAGAGCATCCAAAAGGATATTTCCATTTTCGTAATTATCGACGGGAACTTAGAACTCATAGAAACAGTTTCGAGGTGGGATGTCGCAATAATAGTGAACCAAGAGCGTCGCGATTGGGTATTCTCGATAAATAAGGGCCTTCAATTCGTCCATGGGGATGGCATAATCTATGCCTCCGACGATTTGGTTTTCGACAAGGATTGCATAGCAAATGCAGTCGTCGCGATGAAAGAAAAGTTCCCGGATGGCGATGGGCTAGTCGCGATAAAGCAGAGCGTCGTCGGTTGTAACACGGCGTTCGGACTGTTTGGCCACAAGTTTATCGAACGATTCCCGGAGCAGTGCGTATTCTGTCCGGACTATGTACACTATGGTAGCGACTCTGAGTTGGGGCGGTTCGCCCGTAGTATTAATCGTCTCCATATATGTGAGGAGGCACGGGTGATTCATCACCGTATTAAAGATGCTACTTATAGTATAGCCAAACCTATGGAGGTGCAGGATTTTCATTTTATCAACGCGCGCAGAGAGGCAGGGCTATTATGGGGACGCGACTTTCAACTATTGCGAAAGGAGAAGTAATCTATGCACATTGATGTGTTAATTCCCACTTGGAATCGGTTGGCATTATTGGAGGCAACCGTTAAGACTATATTAGAAAGCACGCACAAGGATACTACTATTTTTGTTGTCATCGATGGCAATCCGAGATTGTTGCCGGTCGTGACCGAATGGCCCGTAGCTGTGCTATACAACAAGGAGCGTCGCGATTGGATATATTCGATCAACCGTGCGTTGCAATATGCCCGAGGCGACGGGGTATTCTATGCCGCGGATGATCTAGTTTTTCCGCCCACATTACTAGCCGAGGTCGTTGCAGCGATGGAGTCTTACTTCCCTGACGGTGACGGTCTCATTGGCATCAAACAGAAGCCCACAGGCGTAGATTCGGCCTTCGGATTGATGGGTAGAAAGTTTATTGAGCACTTTCCCAATAGACAGACTTTCTGTCCGGATTTTGTGCATTTTAGTAGCGACTTCGAGATTGGCCGTTATGCACGTGTGCATAAGAAGTTCTTCTTCTGTGATACTGTGACACTTCTGCATCATCGCCGTTTTGATGATACACACTCGCTGGCGCAGAAAAGTAAGCAACATGACAGAGGCATCAGCGTACAACGCAGAGGCAAAGGTCTGATCTGGGGTACGACTTTCGAGCGTGTCATAGATGGAGGAATAGTAAACAGATAAAAGGCAAGATATGATTAAAAGCATAGCAGTGCCACGCAAAAATAATCAGCGATACTATGACACGCATTATCGGTTCTTCTTCGAAATGATTAAGGCTGTTGGCGTGAATCTGCGATATTACGATGATATGTGCAATGACAGTGGCTTTGGGATTTGGCTCGCTCACAAGCATGTGCTCATCGACTACGGCGACCATATGAGGCTTCCGCTCGATTTGTCGGAGTTCGACATCGCATTCAAATATCATTATTCAAAAAAATACCATAGCGATATACCGCGACTCTATCCGCTAACGCCCATCAGCTTCTATAATTGGAAAAAGTATCAAGAACTTGAGAAGACCATCTGTTATGGGGGCAATGCCGAGTTCATACTGAACAATCAAAGACCGGGTGCGACCGCCAAACAGAGACGCAATACTGTACAACGGAAACTAAAGGAGCGATACGGTACCCAAGTAGATACCAATATTACTTCTCAGGAGTCTTTCTGGAGGAAAATAAATAATTGCTTAGTTTCTGTATGTGTGCCTGGTGCACGCAATAATATCTTGGATCGGGGACAATTGCAATATATGGCTTTCGGGGCATGCACCATATCGCCTCCCCTGGACATCATGCTTCCTTTTCGGAGGCAACCCCAGGCCGGCATACACTACTTGACCTGCAGGCCAGACTATTCAGACTTGATCGAGGTTATAGAATATTGCAGAGAAAATAGAGATCGATGCCGGATGATAGGCCAGCAGGCAAAAAAGTTGTTCCTCTCAACCAGCACGCCAGATAATATATGGAAATGGATAAATCAATGTATAGGGTTAGCTGAATGAAGTTGCCTGATTTTTTCTTAATCGGATCGACCCGTTGCGGAACAAGCTCGCTATACAAAAATCTGATAAGGCATCCGAGAATAAAAGGAGCGAAGAAGGAAATCTGTTTTTTTGACAACCATTACGAAAAAGGAATCGAATGGTATAAAAATCAATTTCCTGACGCTGGCCCTGAAGTCTCGCTTTGCGATGCATCGGCAATGTATCTGTTTTGTTCTCAATGCCCGAAACTTATTCATAACTGGTTTCCAAGGACGAAATTAATAGCCATGCTGAGAGACCCAACGATTAGAACGTGGTCACATTTCTGTTGCAACCGCAAAAAGATGGGACCCGAGCGACAGAACCTTATGCAACATAATCATCCAGTACTCGAATGGGGGATCTACGCTGACCAGTTGCTTCGATGGTTCGAATATTTCGGTCGTGAGCAATTCCTGATAATAAGGAGCGAAGATTTCTTTAAAGATCAAGGTCTGATATTAAGCGAATGTTTCAAATTTCTGGGCCTGCCAGATAAAAGATTCGAGTCATATGAATATTGGGACCCTAGGAAGAAGAAAGAAAATAAAGGGCTGAATGAGCATCCAAAGATTTCGCACGAGACAGAAAAATGGCTTAGGCAATATTTCTTGCCACATAACCAGCGACTTTATCAGCTATTGGAGAGGGATTTCAAATGGGAAAAAAGTTAACTTATATTGATGAGATCCTGAATGTAATTTTAAAATGAAATCATGAGAATACTAATTACTGGCGGTGCCGGACTTGTTGGTAGCCATGCTGCTGAATATTATGCCAAAAAGGGCAAAGAGGTAATCGTCTTAGATAATTTAATGCGTTCACAGCTTTTTGGATATGATAAAAAATCTGTAGAATATAATTGGCGATGGCTTCAAC